AATTTTATGAGCAATATGCTGAGCGTCTGATGTTAATGCCTGCGGCACATAAAAAAGAATACCACAACGCATTCCCAGGAGGATATGTAGAGCATGTTTTACGCGTTATTAGATGTGCTTTAAAACAATATGATCTATGGAAAAGTGAAGGAGCAGATATGGATACTTTTACCATTGAGGAACTTGTATTCTCAGCCCTAAATCATGATTTAGGTAAAATGGGAGATGAAAATGAAGAATCTTATATCCCACAAACTGACCAGTGGCGAAAAGATAAACTGGGTGAGGATTATATGTTTAATACTAAAGTCCCATTTTCATCAGTTCCAGATAGAGGTTTATTTATGCTCCAATCTCATGGTATCCAGTATACCTTTAATGAAATGTTAGCCATTCAGACTCATGATGGTTTATATGACGAGGCAAACAAAAAATACCTTTTAAATTTCATGCCCGAACAAAAGCCAAGAACTTGTCTCCCTTTTATTCTCCACCAGGCCGATTTGATGGCGGCTCGTATTGAATTTGAAAGAGAATGGCTCCCTAAACTAAAAGGAGGAAAAAAATCTTTGGAAAATAAAGAAAATAATTTCACATTGGGGAATAAACCAAATGCCTCTAAAAAGACCCCTACCAAAGATAAGGCTTTAGGGTCCCTTAAAAACGAAGGACTTAAAAATTTATTAAATAACTTATGATAGTAGCTCTTATATCAGTTTTATCAGTTTTAGTCGTGGTTCTAGGATTCACGACTTTTAATCTTTTAAAAAAACAAGAAAAATCAGAAGATATCCTTGTTGGGTATTTAAATTATCTAGATAGAATTTCTAAAGTTATTGAGGTTTCGGATTTAAAACTAAAAGAATTAGATAGAAAAGGATCATTCAAATCAGATGATGAAATTGGATTTTTCTTTGAATCAATTAAAAAAATTCAAGAGATATTAAATGATTTTAAAGTAATCCGAATTAAGAATGATGATTAAGAAAGTAAGAGAAAAACGAAGATATTTTACTAAAGAAACAGAGAATGCTATTGTTAGATACAATAGCACCTCTGATCCTGGGGAAAGAAATAGAATATATGAAGAGGAAATCCATTATGCTTTTTTTAAGCTAACTCAAAATATTATTCATACGTTTAAATTTTACCATACTGAAGTAGATGACTTAGAGCATCTTCAACATGAAATTATAATTTTCCTCCTTTCTAAAATTCATCTTTTCAACCCAGATAATGGGGCTAAAGCCTATTCTTATTTTGGAACTATCGTAAAACGATGGTTAATCCTATATAATGAGAAGAACTATAAGAAAAAAATCCAAAAATCATCAGTTGATGAATTGTCTAAAGATGAAAACCATTCCTATACTTTAGAATCGTCTTCTTCTAATGATCGTCTTTCTTATTTTATGGATCAATATATTAATTTTATTACCGAAAATTTATATGTTATTTTCTCTAAAGGAAATGATGCTCAAATTGCTGATGCTATTTTAGAACTTTTTAGAAAAAGAGATGGTATAGATGTTTTTAATAAAAAGGCTCTTTATATCTATGTGCACGAACAAATAGAAGTTAAAACCCCAAAAATTACAAAAATAGCAGACGTTTTAGAAGATATATTTAAAAAGAATTATATTTTTTATTTAGAAAATGACTATCTAAATTTTAAAGAATGCACCATAGAATATTTATAAGAAAAAGATATGAGTAGTCTTGATAAAAATATTTTTGGTAAAAAGAAACTCTCTGACATTTTCCAAGAAATTTATAATAACCAGAAGAAAAAAGAAGAGCAAATTTCTGCTCTTATAAACGAACTAAAACCATTAATTAATGATATAGGGGATGCTACATTAGTAGTACCTCTTATTAAAGAATACATGGATTTATCCATTAAAAATGATGAAGCATTAATTAAAATGGCTACCATAGTTCAAAGAGCCCTTGCTTCTGAATCTAGTGATGATGGGAACTTTGGGATGACTGAAGAAGAAAAAGCCCAATTGTTAGCTGAGGTTAAAAACTTTAAGCCTAAATCTAACGATGATTAATAAAACAGGATATACAGGGGTTGTTAAAAATGCTTCTCCTATTTCTTCTAATGCTAGGACCCCATCCCCGGATCCTTCAAATGGCAGTATATTCTTTGGAAAAATAAAAGAAATTAACCTATCCCCAGATAATTATTTAAATATGGGGGAAATTATTTTTACAGACTTTAATGGGATTGAAATAGGAACAGCAAGACCATTTTCATCCAATTTAAGTGTATACCCCACACCAGGGGAATTAGTTGTGATTTTTTATTCTAAAGATTTTTTAGATGAGAGTTTAAAAACTAGTTATTTTTATCTTCCCCCATTAAACGTATTTAAAAATCCTAACAGCAATGCTGTTTCTATCCCCACAGAAGAAAATTATTCTCCTTCATTTGCTTCTTCCCCACAAATCAGTTATCCTTCATATATAAAAGCTAATATTCATCCCTTATTTCCTTACACATATGATGTTTTGTTTGAAGGAAGTTTTGGGAGTTCTCTTAGATTTGGAAGTACTAATAGATCACAAGTCAATCCTAACCCATGGTCTGATAGTGGTGAGGAATACTCTCCTATTACTATTTTATCTAATGGGCATGATCCAAGCAATACCTCAATAGGATATATTCCTACTGTAGAAAATATAAATAGAGATTTATCATCTATTTATTTAACCTCAAACCAAAAACTCCCATTCAGTATATCCCGAGAAGAATTCCAATCCCAAAAATGGATTACTCCTCCTCTATCCCCATCAGAATATGTTAAACCACAAATAATAACTAATTCTGATAGGATAGTAATAAATGCTAAAGATGATAGTATTTTAATTAGTGCTAAAAAATCTATTGGTTTATCTTGCTATGAAGAAATAAATTTAATAGGGAAAAATATAGTCATAGATGGGCAAAATGTATATTTAGGATCCAAAAATAACCCCCAACCTGTTTTAAAAGGAAATGACACAGTAGAATATTTAAAAATCCTTATAACTGAACTAAAAAATTTATCTGAAGCATTAAAAACCATACAAAATTGGCCAGGAGGTGTCCCTGTTCCTAATTCTACTATGTTAACTGTAGCTAATGCTTCTCAAAAAATATTTGAAAAAGTTTATAACGATATAGATAGTATCAAATCTAATTTTGTAAAAACTATTTAAATGGTTGAATATCAATATATTGAAGCTCTTGATTTCCCAACCCCTATAGGAGGAAATTTAAATGGAAAATATATTAAATTTAATGATCTCCCAGAGTCTGTTAAAATTATAATTTCAAATCCTAAATATGTTGTTTTAGTTAGAGAAAATACAATTCCAAATACTCCTGGGGGTGGAAGAACTAGTGGTACTATGTGGTATAATAAACAAGTACTAGGATTCACGGTTGAAGACGCTATCAGAAGTAAAAAAATAGCAGGACAAACAGCCATACCTGATACACTTGAAGATCCTAGTAAATTTAATGGGGTACCCGCTAATGTTTATAATATTGTACTTACTACATCTACCGGAAAAGAGTTTATTAGAGAATCATTTTATAATGGAACTGGAATGAGAGTTGGTTCTAAAAGTGATCCCACAGGATATAAAATTTTTGAACGCGATGTTTACACTAGTGATAGTTTTGCTACTGATAGGGGACCAGTAGCTTTTGATGTAGTTTTTATCCATCAAGGAACTAGTGAAAAAAGTTCTGCAGGTTGTATAATTTTTAGTAAAACTAGAAATGAAGATAAAACTATAAAAAATGATGTTGATGGAGTTAAAAAATTAAATAAGTATTTACAATCTGTTGGACTAGTAGGTCCTGGGAAACTTCAACAATTTGCTATTATTAATTTATGGGAATTACCCCCTCCACCACAAGCTGTTTCACCACCAATAACCGTAATTGATAATACAACTAATCAACCAATACAAAAATTAGAAATTAAAAAAGTACAACCTATATCAACACCACTTAATCCATAATGGCTAATAATCAAATCCCCATAGAGATTTCATCTTCTGTTTCTGTAACAGATCCTAAAGATTTGCCAAAAATCCTTATTTCATCTCCTGGGTATGAATCTTTAGAAATTATTCCTTATAAAGGAGATGGCACCGCAAAAACAGATTTAGGTGTAGTTTCTTTAACCCCTACAAATGTTGCTTTGGAACGGGATAAAATTAGAGCTTCCCAACTAAACACAGATCAAATTAAAGAATTATCTAAAGAATCTAAAGGAACTGATTTCTTTTACCAAGAACGCCTTTCAGATCAAATTGCTACTCTTAAATCAACTTTAATCCCTGCTACTTTAACTTTAATAGCATCTTTTGGAATAACTAAAGCTTCTGACTTAATATCCCAAAACCAGAGTAATATTCTAGATGCTATTCAAAATAGATCAACATGTCCTACCCAACAAGAATTAACATCCATAATAGATAAAAAAAATAAATTAGTTAAACAGTTAAATAATACTTTAAAATTAATAGATAGTACCACTAAAGCTTTAGGAATTGCAGGAGGAGTTATAGAAGGGTTAAACATAGCATATAACATACTAAAAAACATACCCATCCCATCCTCTACTGGAATCCCAGGAACCCCTGGCCTCCCAGTTAACGTTATATTAGGTATTCAAGATAATAAAGATAGAATTGATAAACTTATAGGTAAACTAAGAAATGTAAATGTTAGTGTGCTATCTATTTTAGTCTTATTAAGACAAACTCTTTTACAAGTAGTCCAATTACTCAACTTACTTGATCAATTGGTACAAAAATGCTACCCCGAAGCTGAGCAATTACAAGTCTCAGAAGAACTTACTATTTTAACTCAACAACAATCCCAACAACAATCTCCTGTAGTTACTAATGTTAATGGATTTGAAATGGGTGTTGAAACTGAAATAACTGAAAAGCCTTTAAAGCGAAGAAGAGCAATAGCTAGAAATAAAAAAGGAATAGTAATGTTAAAAGGAGAATGGTCTTTCTCATCCATTGATCAGATATTAATAGATGAACTAGTATTCTATATACAAATAAACGAATTAAAAGCCGACTAATTTAATATTTATAATTATATGAAAACAGAAGGATTAAAAAAAATTATTAAAGAAGCAGTAAAAGAAGCCATCCAAGAAGAATTAAAGGATATTCTTTTAGAAGCTGTTCGTTCATCTAAAACTGTTGTTAAAGAATCATATACTTCAACAACAAATCCAATTCAACCCTCTCAACCCACATTTTCACAACCACCTGTAGATTTAAGATCAAAATATGCTGACGTTTTAGGAGAGACTGCTTTAAGTTTTACTTCACAAAACGTTCAACCTTTCAACCCTAGAGGAATAGACCCAGTAAATGGTACCTTAGGTGAGGGTGAAGTAGGTATGGATCAAATTATGGGACTATTAAGTAATAAATAATGGCTTTCAACCCAGTTCAAATAAACCCCATTGATTTAAATCCTAACAAAGCGGTAGGAATAAATATTCCTTTTAATGGGAATGACGTTTTTATATCTAATTACACTACAAAAGAAGCCATAAAAAATAATTTAATAAATTTTTTTCTCACCAACCCAGGAGATAGATATCTTAATCCTGAATTTGGAGGAGGATTAAGACCTTTTATTTTTGAACAAATGTCTCTTAATAGCCTAGGAGGACTAAAAGATTCTATCCAGTTTAAAATTAAAAATTTTTTCCCTCAAGTAAATGTTATTTCATTAGAATTATCCCAAACCGAAAATACTTTGATTCTAAATCTTTATTATGAGATAATAAATACTAATATAAACGATACTATTGAAATTGAATTCTAATGATGACTCCCGTTAAAAGAAATATTAAATACCTAAATAGAGATTTTTCATCTCTTAGGGATAGACTTATAGAATATTCTAAAACATATTTCCCGGACACATATAATGACTTTACTCCATCATCCCCCGGAATGATGGTTATGGAACAAGCAGCATATGTTGGAGATGTTTTAAGTTTTTATTTGGATAACCAATTTCAAGAAAACTTTCTACAATATGCTAGACAACCTAATAATGTGTTTGAACTAGCTTACATGTTTGGTTATAAACCAAAAACAACAGGAGTATCTCAAGTTACTATAGATATTTACCAACAAGTTCCTGCTATTACTTTAGGAGGTGAAGCTGTCCCTGATTTTACATATGCCCTAAATATTTCAGAAAATGCTCCGGTAACTTCTACAGTTGGTGCCTCTTTTATACTTGCTGATGGAGTTGATTTTTCTCGTTCTAGTTCTTCTGATCCAACAGAAATCTCGGTTTTTGAAATATTTAATGATGCCCCAACATCTTTTTTACTTAAAAAATCCCGAAAAGCAACCTCAGGTACTATTTCAACTCAAACATTCACATTTTCATCTCCTACTCCATTCCAAACAGTTAATATAACAGCTAATAACATCATAAGAATTCTTGATATTACTGATTCTGAAGGGAATATATGGTATGAGGTAGATCATTTGGGTCAAGAAATGGTTTTTAAACCTATATCCAATACAAATGTAAATGATCCTAATAACGTAGCATTAAGCGGTCAAGTACCTTATTTATTAAAATTAGAGAAAGTTCAACGAAGATTTTCAACTAGATTTACTTCTTTATCTAATCTCCAAATCCAATTCGGATCAGGAAATCCTGCTGATACAGATGAAGAAATAACTCCAAACTCAAATAATGTTGGTTTAGGTTTACCATTTGAAAAAGATAAATTAACCACTGCTTATTCACCTTCAAACTTTCTTTATACTAATACTTATGGTATTGCTCCTGCAAATACAACTTTAACAGTAAGATATTTAACTGGAGGAGGAGTATCTGCAAACGTTTCTGCAAATACTTTAAATAATATTGATAGTACTTTTGTAAGATTTAATGATTTTAATTTAAATTCTTCTATAGCTAATAATATACTTAGTTCTCTCCAAGTTACTAATCCTGTAGCGGCCTCTGGAGGAAAAGGAGGAGATACTTTAGAAGAAATAAGACAAAATACTTTAGCCTTAATAGCCTCCCAAAAACGATCAGTTACAGCTGATGACTATTTAATTAGAGCTTTGAGCATGCCTTCTCAATATGGATCTATAGCCAAAGCATATATTGAACAACCTAAATTAACTGATGAACAGGTTTCTACTATTGAAACCCTCAACTTGTATTGCCTAGCATATAATTCCTCAGGACAATTAGATTATGCTTCTGGGGTTTTAAAACAAAATTTAAGAACTTACTTATCCCAATATAGAATTATAGGAGATAATATTGAAATTAAAGATGCGTACATAATCAATATAGGAGTTAATTTTGAAATAATAGTTTTACCTGAATTCAATAATAATGAAGTTTTATTGAACTGTATAACAGCAATACAAAATTATTTCTCTTTAGATAATTGGCAAATAAACCAACCTATTATTCTTAGAGACCTTTATGTCCTTTTAGACAAAATAAAAGGTATTCAAACAATAAAACAAATAAGCATAGTAAACAAATCTGGAACAGCTTCAGGATACTCAGCATATTCTTATGATATTGAAGGTGCTACTCAAAATCAAGTAATATACCCATCATTAGATCCTAGTATATTTGAAATTAGATACCCTAATTCAGATATTAAAGGGAAAGTTGTGCCTTTATAATATTTATAATAAAAAATGGCTGTTTATAAAATATTTCCCTATAAGGATACCACTTTATATTCATATTATCCTATCATGAATGCTGGTATGGATGCTATAAGTGAAGTTTACAATGCTTTAACCTTTGAAGGAACTCCTGATATAGCTCGTTTTTTAGTCCAATATGACCAAGACGAAATAACAGATGTTATTTCTAATAAAATTAACGGTGCCCAATGGGATGTAAATTTTAAATCTTTTATAGCAACCGCTCAAGGTATTTCATCAACAACCCTCTTAGAAATTTGGCCTGTAGCCCAAGAGTGGAATAATGGAACTGGAGAATATTTAGATTCCCCCCAAACAACAGATGGTGCATCTTGGGGCTTTTCTCTATACTCTGGTTCATCCCCATGGAGTATGGGAGGATCAGTCGGCACTGAATTATTTACAGGGTCATTTGATCCAACATATGCTTCACAAGGAGGAGGTAATTGGTTTTACTCTGGTTCGGGAGTAAGTTCATATAGAGCTACTCAATCTTTTGAATTGAGAAGTGATAAAGATATGAGCGTTGGAGTTAAAACGGCTGTTGAAGGGTGGTATAGTGGTAGTATCCCTAATTACGGACTCATAGTCAAACTCACAGGATCCTTAGAATTTAACCCATCACAGTATGTTCAACCTATATTTAAATATTATAGTGTTGATACCAATACTATATATCCTCCCCAATTAGAATTTAGTTGGGTAGATTACTCTACAGTATTAAACGGCCCATTAAGTGGAAGTATAGTAACTACTACTAACCTTAAATTAGCCCTAAACGAAAACCCAGGAATATTTTATCCGAGTAGTGTAAATAGATTTAGATTAAATGTTAGTCCTTTATATCCTACAAGAACTTTTCAAACAACATCTTATTTTACTGATCTATATTTCTTACCTACTTCTTCGTATTATGCTGTAAAAGACTTGGATACCAATGAATATGTTATTAACTTTGATGATCAATATACTCAAATAAGTTCTGATGTAAATGGAAATTATTTTGATATTTACATGAATGGGTTAGAACCTGAAAGATATTACGCTATATTAATTAAAACCATTGTAAATGGTTCTACTATAATTTTTGACGATCAATACTATTTTAAAGTAGTTAACGGATGAAAGAAAAATTCGAACTAAAAGTCCCATCAGTTGATAAAAATACTTACCAAAAAGTAATTGATACTTCATTCAAACAACTTGGTGTTCAAACAATTCAACAACAACTTGAACAACAACCTACTGTTGAAGAATTTTTTCAAATGTATAATGATTTGTTTTATAACATACCTGAATTAGGGAATACTAATTCACATGAATATCTAATCAAAACAAGTAGTAATTATATTAATTTTAACCAAAACCAAGAAGAAATAGATGCTCTTCAAGCAGAAATTGCACAATTAAGAATTGAATTACTTGACGCTCAAAAACAAATTGTAGCTCTTCAAACTCAAAATAACATATAATGGCTTTTGATTTTATTCCTACTTCAACAGATCCCCTAATAAATAATCAACAGGATAGTTCATTACTGAATCCTAGTGAAGTAAATTCATTATTTCTTCCTACAAGTTATATTGAATTTCATTCCTTTTCAAGTTCACCAACATTAGATACTGATAGACTTGATTCAAACGAGTCCTTATCAATCTCAGAATACAATTTTAATGAATATATTCCATTAGGGGAAAATATAATAGATGGAGTTAAAACATATAGTGAAATTTTAATTGATTTTGATTCATTAAGTGAATCTTCTCTTTTATTTTCTTCACCAAATTCAATATCTTTTAATTTTCTTAATAAAGAAGTAGGTTCATATTTAGAAACTCTTTTTATAAAAGAAATATCTCCTGATAGAACTGAAATAAGATTAGATAGTACCATTATCAATGATTTATTTTTAGTAGAACAAGCAACAAAGTTTATTCAAAAAAGAGAAGAAAGTCCATATTTTTTAGAGTTTTATGTAAATTTTGGATTAAATAATCTTTTCTTAGCTAATAACTTTAGTCTAGATACTACTACTCCTGATAATCCTACAATATTAGTTAAACTATATAGTCCCCTCCCAAATGAATATGAATTAAATAGTCAACTATGGATTGTTACTCTTGTTTATCCTCCTCAATCTTATGAAGTTGTTCCAATAGAAACTCCGTTTGTATTTGATGATACTCTTCCTCTTAAGGGCCCTAATTTTAATATCCCTTTAAAAGACCAGGTAAACAATTCAACATTAGAACTATCATATTCTGATTTATTAAATAGCCCCATTTTAAGTTCCCAAAACCAACTCAGTAGTTTATTAGAAGAAAAAGAATTAGAAATAAATCTTGATTATACAAACTTTTCAGATTTTGTTCATTTTAGTTCAATCAAAACAAGATTAGAAAATTTTTATTATAAAGTTAGTTTAATTGAACAATATTCTTCTTCAATTGCTTTAATAAATTCTGATATAACAGGATCAACTTCTTCGTCTTTTGCTGTAGTCAACAGTATAACTATTTTAGAAAATAAAATAAGTGATATTATAACTAATTTTGATGGATATGATTATTACTTGTATTATGAAAGTAGCTCATGGGCTTGGCCTAAAACAACCTCAGAACCACCTTATCTACTAGCTTCTACGGGAAGTAATGCTGTTTTAAATTGGTTTGGAAGTGATAATACCCTTAATCCTTACTATGGAGGTATAATCCTCTCAGCATCAAATTTTGATCAAGAAAATAAAGATAATCTTTTTTATTCTATCCCCGAATACCTAAGGGAAGATCCAAATAACGCCCAGTATGAACTTTTTGTTGACATGGTGGCCCAATTTTATGACAATATTTGGATTTACTATAAAGATGTTACTCAAAAATATAATAATGATAATAGATTAGAATACGGAATATCAAAAGATTTAGTTGCAGATGCTATTAGAGATTTTGGAGTTAAATTATACCAAAATAATTTTTCTAATAATGATCTTTATACAGCATTTTTAGGTTTAACCCCTGATGGTGCTTTATTCCCTTTCCCTAATATTACTGGTTCACTCCCAACACCTAGTGGATTTGAATATGTTGATACCTTAATATCTGCTTCTAATGATTATTTACCGTTAGATGATGTTAATAAATCGCTATATAAACGCATTTATCATAATTTACCATACCTGCTTAAAGCAAAAGGTACTATACCTGGATTACGCGCTCTAATTACCTCATATGGTATTCCTGATACGATATTAAGGATTAATGAATATGGAGGTAAAGATAAAGTAGATTCAAACGATTGGGATTATTGGCAAAATGAATTTAACTATTCATTTTCTACTATTAACAATTTTATTACTACCCCTTGGGACTTAAATACGGA